GGCTGCTGACCTGGTTGCAAATGATTTTGTGACTTGGAAGACTGCTGAACTTGCAGTGACAGCAGGCATTGCACTTGAAGGTGGTGCAAATGGTGCTGTTGATGGTTCTGCACATCAGAACTACCTTGACAAGATTGAAGCATATTCCTTCAATGCCCTTGGTGTTGTAACCAAGGAAGAAAGCATCAAAGGTCTTTATGAAAGTTTTGTCAAAAGACTTCGTGATGAAGTTGGTGCTAAATTCCAGGCGGTTCTTTATAACAAGGCTGCTGATTATGAAGGTGTCATCAATGTCAAGAACAAGGTCACTGATGAAGGTTGGGATGAATCCTGTCTTGTTTATTGGGTGACTGGTATTGCAGCAGGTTGTGCAGTGAACAAGTCTAACCTGAACAAGATCTATGATGGTGAATTCACTGTTGATGTGGACTACACACAGACACAGTTGACCAAGGCTATTCAGGCAGGTGAATTTGTACTTCATCAGGTTGGTTCTGATGTTCGTGTACTTGAAGACATCAATTCCCTTGTGACTACTTCTGACACCAAGGGTGACATCTTCAAGGACAATCAGACAATCAGGGTCATTGATCAGATTGCAAATGACATTGCAGTCCTGTTCAATACCAAATACCTTGGTGTTGTTCCTAATGATGCAGCAGGCAGAATCAGTCTTTGGACTGACATTGTAAAACATCATGAACAGATGCAGGACATCAGAGCAATTGAAGATTTCAGTGATGAAGATGTGACTGTTTCCCAGGGTAACACAAAGAAGGCTGTTGTTGTTAATGATGCGGTGACTGTTGTCAATGCAATGGCAAAGTTGTATATGACAGTCACTATTGCATAAGAAAGGGGTGAATCAGGATGTCTAATATTACAATGAAAGCAAAAGATGCGATTTCTGCAAAGTTGGCTGAATGTTTCGCAACGATTGGAAACAACAGATATAATTTCATGCAGGCAATCAATTTTGAAGCAAATTTTGAAAAGACAAAAGCAGAAGTTCCTATTCTTGGAAAGACTGGCACTGGTAACAAGGCTACTGGTTGGAAAGGAACTGGTTCTGCTACTTTCCATTATAATACTTCGATTTTCAGAGAAATGATGTTGAAGTACAAGGAAACTGGTGAAGACATCTATTTTGAAATTCAGGTCACCAATGAAGATCCCACAAGTGCAGCAGGCAGACAGACCCTTGTGTTTGTTGACTGCAACATTGATGGTGGTATTCTTGCAAAGTTTGATGCAGATGGTGAATACCTTGATGAAGATATGGACTTCACTTTTGAAGACTTCAAGATGCCTGAAACTTTCAAGTTGCTTGATGGTATGCAGTAAATTCTTGACCCCTATGTCTTCAATGAAGGCATAGGGGTTTATTTTTATTTATGACGAAAAAAGAAAGGTGGTAAAAACCATGTCTAATTTTAGCAGATTTATGAAGAAGAACAAAATCACAAAGGAAAACACAACTTTTCCTGCAACCAAATCCCTTGTGGATGAACAGGGCAATCCCCTTCCTTGGACAATCAAGCCTTTGACCACAAAGGAAAATGATGACATCAGGGATGATTGCATGATTGATGTTCCTGTCAAGGGTAAACCTAATGTTTACAGACCTAAACTGAACACTTCCAAGTACATTGCAAAGATGATGTGTGCTTGTATCGTTGAACCTAACCTGTATGACAAGGAATTGCAGGATTCCTATGGTGTGATGACACCTGAAGATCTTCTGAAAGAAATGATTGATGATCCTGGTGAATATCAGGCTTTTGCAACTTTTGTTCAGGACTTCAATGGTTTCAACACCAACTTGGAAGAAAAGGTTGAAGAAGCAAAAAACTAATTGAAGAAGGTGATGCAGAAGCAAACTTTGCACATTTTGCATTGCAGAAACTTCACATCTTACCTTCTGTATTTCTGAACATGGATGACCAAGAAAAAGCCTTTGTGATTGCTTCAATCAAGATCAGAATTGACAAAGAGAAAGAAGCAGCAAAGAAGGCAAAGGTCAAAAAGAAATAGGACAGTCAGGATTGGTCTGATTGTCCTTTATTTATGCCAAGAAAGGCGGTGAAGAATAATGGCAAGTATTTCAACATCAATTGAATTGTATGACAGGGTGTCAGCACCTATCAATAAAATGCTTTCTGCACTTGGAAACATGTGTACTGCATTTGAATCAGTGGAAACTTCCATGGACAGTGGTTTTGACACATCTGCAATTGAAGAAGCAAGAAGGGCAACAGAACAGGCTGCACTTGAAGTGATTCAACTTGGAAATGACATTGAACAGAACCAAGACCATCAGGAAAACTACAACAGATCTGTCAGAAGCGGTGCATCTGCTATGGATGGACTGACCAGGAAGGTTGCAGGTCTTGTTGCAACTTATGTGTCTTTGCAGACAGTTTCAAAAGCAATGGATTTGTCTGACACAATGACACAGACCACTGCAAGACTGGACATGATGAATGATGGTTTGCAGACCACAGAACAGTTGCAACAAATGATTTATCAGTCTGCACAAAGGTCAAGGGGTTCTTATCAGGAATCTGCTGATGCAGTTGCAAAGATGGGAATCATGGCAAAGGATGCTTTCAACAGCAATGCAGAACTGGTTGCTTTTGTGGAACAGTTGAACAAACAGTTCACGATTGCAGGAACTTCACAGGAAGGTGTTTCTGCTGCAATGTTGCAGTTGACACAGGCAATGTCCAGTGGTGTCCTTCGTGGTGAAGAACTGAACAGTGTGTTTGAACAAGCACCAACAATCATTCAGTCTATTGCAGATTATTTGGATGTTCCAATTGGTCAAATCAGGGAAATGGCAGCAGAAGGACAGATCAGTTCTGAAATTGTCAAAAATGCCCTGTTAAGTGCAGCAGAAGAAACTGATGCAAAGTTTGCACAGATGCCTATGACTTGGGGTCAGGTGTTCACATCAGTGAAAAATCAGGCTTTGATGGCATTTCAACCAGTCCTGGACAAAATCAATGAGATTGCAAACAACCCTGATTTTCAGGTGTTTGCTTCCAATGCAGTTGGTGCATTGTCCACAATAGCAATGTATCTGTTGCAGATCATGGAATTTGCAGGAATGGTGGCAACCTTCATTGGTGAAAATTGGTCAATCATTGCACCAATTGTGATGGGAATTGTCACTGCACTTGGTCTTTATGCAGGTGCTTCAATGGTTATCAACACAATCAATGGAATTTCTGCAATGATGGAATCCACAAAGGCAGCAGCACAAATGATGGCAACTGGTGCAACCCTGGCAGAAACTGCTGCACAGCATGGTCTGAATGCTGCTTTGATGGCATGTCCTTTGACCTGGATCATTCTTCTGATCATTGCAATAATTGCAATCATTTATGCAGTATGTTCAGCAATTGCAAAACTGACTGGTGTTGCAAATAGTGGCTTTGGTGTCATCACAGGTGGAATCAATGTTGTCATTCAATTCTTCAAAAACTTGGGTCTTTCTGTTGCAAATATTGCCCTTGGAATAGGAAATGCAATTGCAGCACTTGGTTCAAACATGATGACTGCATTCAATAATGCAATTTGTTCAATTCAGTCATGGTTTTGGGGTCTGCTTTCAACTGCAATGTCTGTTGTAGAAGGCATTTGTGCAGCACTGAACAAACTTCCTTTTGTTGAATTTGATTATTCAGGAATCAGTGCAAAAGCAGATGAATATGCAGCAAAGGCAGCAGAAGCAGAAGGAAACAAGCAAGACTACAAGTCCATTGGTGATGCCTTCAATGAAGGTATGTCCACATTTGACACATTCCAGGATGGTTGGGCATCTGATGCTTTCAGTGCAGGTGCTGCATGGGGTGATGGTGTTGCAGACAGTGTTTCAGGTGCATTCAGCATGGATTCTTTTGAAATCCCTGAATATGAAGCAACTGGTTATGATGCAAGTCAGATCCCTGCAAATATTGCTGATACGGCAGGAAACACTGGTTCAATGGCAGATTCCATGGACATCACCAGTGAAGATTTGAAATATCTTCGTGACATTGCAGAAACAGAAGTTGTGAACAGATTCACCACTGCTGAAATCAAAGTGGAAATGACGAACAACAACAATGTTTCTTCTGACATGGATCTTGATGGAATGGTTGACTACTTGGCAACAGGTGTCAATGAAGCAATGGAAAAAGCAGCGGAAGGGGTGCATGAATAATGGCATATTATTTTTACATGGGAAAGATGTTGTGTCCAGTTGCACCTTCCAAGTTGCAATTGAAGATACAAAACGAAAACAAAACATTGACCCTTATCAATGAAGGTGAAGTGAACATTTTGAAGAAGGCAGGTCTGACTGACATCAGTTTTGACCTGCTTCTTCCTAATGTGAAATATCCTTTTGCAACATACAAGTCAGGCTTTGTGAATGCAAAGGTATTCCTGGAACAGTTGGAAAAAATGAAGTCAAGCAAAGAACCATTCCAGTTCATTGTGACCAGGACACTTCCAAATGGAAAAATGCTGTTTGATACCAACATGAAGGTGTCACTTGAAAGTTATGACATCAAGGAAGACAGCAAACAAGGATTTGATGTCACTGTTTCAGTCAAATTGAAGCAGTACAGAGAATTTGGAACAAAGACCTGCAACATCACTTTTGCAGGCACAAAACCCAAAGCAACAGTTCAACCTGCAAGACCTGCAAGTCCTGCTTCCCCTGCACCTGCACAGAATCAGACTTACACTGTCAAGAAAGGTGACTGTCTTTGGAATATTGCAAAAAAATTCTATGGGAATGGTGCAAAGTACACCACAATCTTCAATGCTAACAAAGGCAAAATCAAGAATGCAAACTTGATTTATGCAGGACAGGTTTTGACTATTCCCTTATTGAAGTAAAGGGGGGGAACACTTTGAATGTAAATGTAGAACTATTGATTCAGCATGGAAACAAGGTGTTTTCCCCTGTTGTTCAGGAAGGCATCACCTGGTCAACTGAAAGAAAAGGTTGTCCAGGGCAACTTTCCTTCAAAGTGGTGAAAGATGATGTGTTGGATTTCACAGAAGGTGATGCAGTCAGATTGAAAGTGAATGGTGCAAATGTTTTCTATGGGTTCATTTTCAAGAAGAAAAGAGATAAACAGCAAATCATCACTGTCACTGCTTATGACCAGTTGCGATATTTGAAGAACAAAGACACCTATGTCTATGAAAACAAGACAGCAGGTGAACTGATTCAGATGATTGCAGCAGACTTTCAAATGCAGACAGGATTCATTGAAGACACTGGTTTCAAGATTGCTTCCAGGGTGGAAGAAAACACTTCCTTGTTTGATATGATCCAAAATGCCCTTGACCTGACATTGCA